CTTGCGGGTCATAACTCCTAATCGGTCCACCTCCTACACCAAGACCTTTAGTTCCAGGCAAAGGCACTCCAGATCCACCGGCATCCTTCAGCATCTGAGCTTCTTGTGGATTGATTGCAGCAAGTCCTTCACCTCGTTGCTGAAGCATTTCTGCCAACCGGCGGAGTTCCTCGTCGCTCAGTGGAGGCCGGTTTCCTCCGACACTAGGTAGAAGATTCGCAAAAGTATTCATGTCGATTTAGTCGCAGGAAGTTTGATCGGTGTGGATTTTAATCCGATTTCAAGCATTAGGTTGGTAATCGAGTAACTCTGACCTGGATCTGACGAGGTCGTGTCAAAAAACTGGAAACGTATTGAGTCGCATTTCTGGTTCTGCAATCCCATCCGAAACTGAAACACGCCGTCGGAAAGTCCGCCATATTTCACGGAGCCGTAGGTCGGATCGTCTCCATACTCAGTGACGCCGGTGGCGTTGATAAAATTGAATGAATGTTGTTCGTTGTAATATTGCCGGAAGTTATATGCGACTTTGGAAACCAGAGTGTGATTGGTCTTATAGTCTCCGAGAAGCACCGCACGTCTGCACCTTTGGAATCCTTGAATGCTCGACGGTTTAATCCAGGCAGTTGTCAGTTTAAGCTGGATGGAAGCATCAACATCTCGGTAGGTCGTAGGATCTTCTTTGTAAACAAGTCCGCCGGAGGTTCTCAGATAGCAATAGGAACCGTTTGCTTTCCACACCACGGCGCCGGTTGCAGCATGATTTGTCCAGGTAGACCATTTGCCATAGAGCAGATTGTAAATAAGAGCAGATCCGGCAGAGGTTGTGAATTGAACCTGACCGGTGTCTTGGACTAGCACTGCACTGGTGACGGTCTCACTATTATAGGCTTCTACCGGAGCGCCGATGTATGTCGTTTGCAGTCCTCTTGAAAGTAGATAGATGCCTTTCTTAGACATGAACATTATGCCTTCCGGTGTCAGTACCACGGCATCTGAGGACAATGCACCTACATCCGAGGTGACCAACTGAGGTTCTGAAAAACTATTTTGCTGACCAGCATCATTAGGTCCGTCGCCAGTAATGTAGAAGATTCTTTCTTCTTCAAAGATAATTAGCTTCTCATCCATTTCCTGAAGCGCCGTGACTTGATCTGCACGGTTCATCACGATCTGGAACACGTCTGAAAACTCAACCGGCTTCTTGGCCTGCCTCTTTTTTGAGTAATATAGAAGCTTTGGATTCTCTGATGAGACGGCAAACATTCTATTGTTAAAGGCGCCGACGACACTGGTTGCTGGAGGAGCAATGTTGTCAACTACTCCGCCATCCGTGTAGAGGATTTCCTGAGATGCCAAAGACGCAATGATGGCGCCGGTATCGGTAAAGGCGACAGTGTCTGCCGTGGCATCATTTGCGACGGAACCAACTTTGTAGAAAACCGTTCCGGCATCTGCCGTCCGGTAGACCTCGCATGTGACAGATGGATGCTCTGTGATTCGCAAAGTCGGAATGGTAAGATTAACCGTTAGGTTAGAGGAAACCGTGGTTGCTGATACGGCAACTGATGGAGCAGATCGATGGATCTGACCTCGTGCGTCCGTGGTCACATAGATGACTCGGTATTGATAAGTGCCTGCCGTCAGTGATCCGCCAGATGCAACGGCTGCACTGACATTCTCCGGAAACAAATGGAATCCGTGTTCAACAATATCCTGCGAGTCGTAGATTGATAAGAATCCGCCGGCTATGTGTAGGTTTTCACCAAGCTCTTCTGCTAGGAATGAATCGGACTTGGTAAAATCGATGCTGGAAAATGACAGACCTTTGACTGAGTACAGATCATTTTCTGAACTGACTAGCCTTGTCTTAATCTGCAACGGTACTTTGTAAATACCGGCGTTGGCTGCTACGGCACTGGACAAGGTCGAGTCTGCCAGTATTCCTCCGCCGACTGACGAGTGCATCTTTGCGACGACAAGACCGGAGTTGTCCATGAGGAAGTAAGTTGTCTGTAAATCACTTCCATGAACTGCAACAACGTAGGTCTTTGCGTTGTAATAAAATGCTTTTGACGCCAGACCGACGGATCTTTTTAATACCGATGCTACTGCCTTCCATCCGTTGGCGCTCACATCATAGGTCCGTGTTTTGAGAAAATGGTTGTAGTCTGCCGTCGCATTCATTTCATAGATGCAGACGATGTCGGTGCCGTCCGTGGACAACGTCACACGAGGAATCACCGTGCTTCCGGATTCTATGGTCTCGGTGTCCACTGCCGTCAGGTCAAAAATTAAACGTGTCAGTTTTAAGCCTACGCTTCCGGCGTCCGTTGAATAGGCCACATATATATCCGTGTCATTGTATGGATCTTGAAAAATGGCTAGTGAGTCTTTTGGATCAGATGCGATGGTGATTGGAGCAACATATCCATTCGATGCACTTCCTACCTCACCACTTGATGAGATATAAGCAACCTGGACCTGACTACTAGAATTGCGGTAAGCAAAAACCGCTGCTCTTGTATTATAAGTACAGACATCCAATTGCTGACCAGAGGTTGCAGCATTGGACGCCAATTGCACGGCAGAGGCAAAAATTGTTGGATCAGTATTGTCTAGAAGTCGAATGTCAATGTCGTCGTCAGAATCCTCCACATAGACCACACCAAGCCTGCCATCTAGTTCCACACACCTTGGCAGTTTGCCGGTTGCAGATATGCTCGTATTGTTTTGGATCATTGCGCCAGAGACCGCATCAACAACCGAGGCACGGACTCCGCCTTGTGTATCCTCCCACGCCGACAAAAACAAACCGTTGCCATACGCAACATCCGGCTGGCTTTGTTCGTAGTTGTTTCGGATTAGATCCGTTGAGCCAATGGTGACCGACAAAGATCCGCCTTTGTCTATCCACTCATCACGTCCGGAAGAATAGGAATAAAGATTGGAATTTGAGAAGAGCAGAAGTTCATCCTGAAAACGTGTAAGTGCATCGCCGGATGAAATGGAAGATCCGCCTGAAATCTGCCTACCTAGTTTAGAATAGCCTTTGCGTTTTGTGATCGTACTTCCGGAAGTAAATACACCATTTTCAAGCTCAGTCAAAGAACTTGGAAGGACCATTTTTTGATCCGTCTTGGTGTCGATTCCTCCGCTTAAATCAACTGGAACGAATGCTTTTTCTAAAGCCATTGCTACTTCTTATTCGCAACTTTTAAATCAGGCTTTTGCTCTTCTTGTTGTTGTATTAAAAGGATCTCTTCCATACCAAGAAGCCGGTGCAGTCTCTGCTCCATTTGTGGTACTTTTGCCAATTCATTTTTTAGTGAAACTATTTCACTTTGGACTTGTTTTAGGTCCATTCTTTTACTCAGGTTTTGTGGGTAAAGTGACGCCAGTTAGTTGTCCGTTTTCATCAAGACTTGGTGTGCTATTAGCAGTGAGATCACGGAGTGCTTGGCGATAATCCAACTGTGCTTGTGTCGGTGTACGATCAGAACAACACCACCAATCGGTTTCTGCTAATTTCTGGTTTCTTTCTTCACGCAAAATTCGCATAGGTTCTGACTTTATTAATTCTTCAATTTTTGCTTGTATTTCGTCATCACTAGGTTGTGTTTGGGTTTTGTCAAGCCACTCAATTTCTGTACCTCGTACCACCCATTCAGCGCCAGGCCGGAGACTTAAAAGAGCTTTTCCTATATTCATCCTGCCACCTCCATTGCAATTATTTGTGACGTTTGTAAATCGTGTCTTATTTCGGCTGCAGAACCTTGTGTAGCACAATAAACTGTATATCTTGTTGATGATGTTGTACTCGGTGAATCTAAATAAACAATTGAGGCGCCAACTAAAGTCCGAGCGGTAATAACATTTACATAAAAATGTCCATCATAAGTGCCGCCATTGTCCCCAATATTGGATGAACTCCCACCAATTGTTCTGTAAAGTGAAGCCCATGCGTTATTAGAACCACTACTATCTATCCCAAACGTTGTCGTTATATAGACCTTACTTGAAGTTGATGAGGGAGTTATATCGACATATAAACTTGATGCTGCCGGAGTAGCAGAATTAAATGAATCTGCTGTTGTTGGGACTGTCCCTTTTGCAACCTGTAAAATATTACGAGCAGGGGATTCAACAAGTCCAGACCTCACTTGCAAATCTATTCCAATTCTTCCACTCATGTTAGCTCCAATCTTGGTCTATATAACTCAAAATTATATCTACGGATGTTGATGCGCCCATAACTGCAATTAATTTGTCTCCACCAGTTAAAACAAATCGGTCATTCCAAACAAAAGTGCCGTAAGCAGGTAAAGCTTGTGATTGAAGCAACTGATGATTATTACTACCATCATTCATATATAAATTAATTGCTTCTGCACCATCTGATTGTTCGCAAAATATTATACTCAAAACTGTAATTACATGGTTTGTCGGTACGGTATAAGTTTCAACCCCAACGGTTGCCATTGTGCCATCCCATCTGAATGCAGTTGCGTCATTAGATTGATTGTTTATTAAAGTCCGTTTTAAAACCTCTGATCCTCCTCCTGTTGGTACTGCCATATTAATATCCCATTATAATAGATTGATGAGTTGAGCTTTGTAAAAATGCGCCCATTTGTTTAATTTTATTTTGTAAACCATTACCATAAGTTTCTGATGTTTTTATGTTTCCATTATCAGCTAATCGAAGAGTTTCGTTACCATCATACTGTTTGAAAATAATGTCTTTGGCATCCACTTCATTCTCAATGACCAGATCAGAAGAGGAATTGCTGATCTTTCCAATTGCAGTTCCATTGTCCTTAAAAGTTAGGACTCCAGAATTAGAATCTAAATTAATATCACTTTCGGCATCTAAAGTGATCGTTGTGTCTGCTTCAATACTGACTGAGGTAGCAGCATCCAACGTAATTGAGCCAGATCCGCCGGTTGCATCAATATTGATGGCGCCTCCAAATGAGGTTGCCGTTGACAACAACGTGCCGGTTTCATCTGGAAAGGTGAGATTGTTGGAACCTTCTGAAGAGCCGGTGTATTTGAGAATAACGTAGGCATTTGATCCGGATGATCCGTCATATTTATGCAGTTCAATATCTGCATTCTTCATCTTGGCGCCTGCAAACGGCGTCTTAGTTGTGTCAAACTCCCATTTGAAATAACCGGAACCATAATCTGCGCCGGCATCGGTGGACTCCATGCCATCAATAGATCCGCCGGTTGTTTTGACGTTTGCTCCATTGGTGATCTGGACTGGCTGTCCTGAACCGTTGTACCAGTAGAGGTTTCCGCCGGACTGATAGACGGAATAGTTAGTGCCGGAGCCGGTTGCGCTTGAGTCTATAGTCAGACGTTTTAACTCAATAGCAGCATTTCCATTAAATTCTAGATCGGAATTTATGTTGAGCGCCGATGGTGTAAGCTG